CTTCATGCTTTAGAACTTACTTATATGGATGGAAAAATTGAAACTTTAAGAAACGAAATTAAACTTTTAAAACATGGATAATCAAGTATGGTGCATGGCCCGATATTGTCATGCTGTTAATTGGTGGAATAATAAAGGACACTTTAACAAAGAATTATACGAACGTTTCTTAGCAGTCCGATATGCCGACAAATGAACCCTTTAGCAGCAAATCAATGATGTATATCGAATTAGACATAGACCAACTTAACCGACTGCAAATGTTTAATAATCGTTTAAAAAATATAATTGATGATTTACCTAGAAATTCTACAGGAAAACGTTCGAGGTACTTTGAACAAGTAAAAGTAATGGAACTATTTATTCAAGAAAACTTAAAAAAATTTATATGAAAAAAGAAATAGCAGAATCCTACGAAAAAATATTTAAACTAGAAAGTTTGATATTAGAACAAGCAGCTCAGGGACAAATAACTTGCGGACTTGAAATGCAGATGCGAATAGAAACAAGTAATTATTTACGTTTAACCCATTCAATTTTAAAATATGATGTACGACTTAGACCCTGAAGATTACACTAGCGGAAGCTACAATCAATGCTGGCTAACTGAACACTGGTACCCAAACGAGTTATTAGTATTAGATATTAATTACCCGGAGCATCGTTATATCTTTAAAGATGAAGCAATCCGATATGTTGAGCTTATTGCTAAAGAGAATGATTTTACCGATGAGGAGAAATTAAACTATCTTTTAGACATTTTAGAACAAAAAATATAAACCAATAAACCCAAATAAATCATGAGTAAAATTATCGCAGCATCAATTGATCTAACAAAGTTAGATAAGTCAAGAGTTAAACCAGGTAAAAATGGAGCCGAGTATTATGACATTAGTATTATCCTAAACGACCAACCTAATCAGTATGGACAAGATGCATCCATTACAACTGGACAAACCAAAGAAGAACGAGCAGCCAAAGTTAAGGCAAGCTACATTGGAAACGGAAAAACCGTTTACGATTCAAACAATTCACCTTTCTAAAACCCCAAAAAGAAATCATGAAAACCCCAAATCTCAATTCAAAGTTATTACAATTTCAAAGCAAAGTAAATGCTATTAAGAAGGATGGTAAGAATCCACACTTTAAAAGCTCATATACTACTTTAAACGACATCTTAGCAGAAGTTAAGCCATTGCTATCAGAACTTGGTTTAATCATTCTACAGCCAATTAATCATGATCTAGTTACAACTGTTATTACTTGTGCCGAAACAGGTGAGTCCGTTAGTAGTTCGATAAGTATGCCTAGCGGTTTAAATCCACAACAACTTGGTTCTGCGGTTACTTACTTTCGTAGATATAATATTAGTTCGTTACTAGCTTTAGAATCAACTGATGATGATGGGAACGATGCAAGTGTAAAACCTAAGCAAGAAAGCAAACCAATGCTAACCCCCGAAACTTTAAAGAAAATGATTACAGCTATTCAAGAAGGTAAGTCCGATAAAGTTAAGGAAGCAATGGAGAACTATACAATTAGCGGTCCACAATCAAACGTTCTTAAACTTGCTTTAATAAATGTTTAACGATTTAAAATTCAGAGCTTCAGCTATTGGTCAGATAATGACTAATGGCCGAGCCAAAAACGAGATGGGTGAGACCTGTAAATCGTATTTAAAGAATTTGTTTATCGAAAAAACTTATGGCATTCGAAAGGAATTTACTAATAAGTACGTAGAGAAAGGATTAGAAGTTGAGGACATTGCAATTAGTACTTATTCAGTTTTTAAAGGTGGCTTCTATACAAAGAACGAACAATGGTATACCAATGACTTTTTAAGCGGAACTCCTGATATTGTTTCCGATAACGTAATTGACATAAAGAGTAGCTGGGATATTTATACATTCCCACATTTTGAAACCGAAATACCTATTAAAGGATATTTTTACCAACTACAAGCTTATATGGAATTAACAGGATTAGAAGATGCTTGTTTAGCTTATGTTTTAATTGACACACCAACTCAGTTAGTAGAAGATGAGAAACGAAGATTAAGCTGGAAGATGGGAATGATTGATTCTGAAAACCCTGAATACTTATTAGCTGTAGAAGAAATAGAACGTAATCACAGTTACAATAATATTCCGATAGCAAAACGTATCAAAGAATTTCATATTAAAAAAGATAACCAAGTAATCGAATCAATGTATGCGAGAATAAAAGAATGTAGAACTTATCTTAATAGTTTGTAAATGAAAATTAAACTTAAACAATGTAAGCAATGTGGTGAGATGTATAAACCATTCAATACCTTGCAAGTTGTTTGTTCGGCTATCTGCTCAATGGAATTTAACTCAGAAAAGGAAGTGAATAAGAGAGTTAAGCAAATGAAAGTAGATAGCCAAAGTTTAATCCAGTTGCGAAATTTAGCACGTGTAAGTTTTCAAATATATATTAGACAAAGAGATAAAGACCTACCATGTATTAGTTGTAATAAGTCCGATGCTAAATGGGATGCTGGACATTATTTAAAAGCTGAAATTTATACTAAGTTAATATTTAACGAACTTAATTGCCACAAACAATGCAGTTACTGTAACCTACAATTAGCTGGTAATCTTATCGAATATCGCAAAGGTTTAGTAAAGAAAATAGGAATAAATAAAGTACAGGAACTTGAAGATATGGCAGACTTGTCAAGAAGTTATAAATTTACCAAAGATGAATTAATTACCTTAGCAAAAAATTATAAACTTAAAATAAAAAAATAATGAGAAATGAATTTGTAAGTAATTTAATTAAATCTTATTTGACTAAGTTCCCGAAGCTACCATCTTTGACTTTGGCTAAAAAAATATATGCAGAAAACAATAAAACTTTTAAAGATGTTGATGCTGTTAGAAGTTGTTTAAGATATTATCGTGGTAAAAAAGGCGAAAAACAAAAATCACAATTAGGTACTAAAGACTTTTTAGATCAAGAAATTGAGTTTATAATGCCTGAATCCTATGCAGAAACTTTTGAACCTTACGAAATTAGTCAGTCAAGAACCTTAATCATATCGGACTTACATATACCTTACCAAGATAACGATTCAATTCAAAAAGCTATTAATTATGGTAAAGAGAAAAAAGTAAATTGTATTTTAATCAATGGGGATGTTTTAGACTTTGCAGGTATAAGCCGACATGAGAAAGACTGGAGACAAAGACAAGTTCATCAAGAGTTTGAAGCTGCACGTATATTTTTAAGTTCGCTACGTGAACACTTCCCAAAAGCTAAAATAGTTTTTAAGTTAGGCAATCACGATGAACGTTGGGAAAAATGGTTATTTTTAAAAGCACCCGAAATTTTTGATGATCCTGAGTTTAAATTAGAAAATAGATTAAAATTAGGTGAGTTAAAAATAGAGATTGTAAAAGATAAAAGACCTATTCGTATTGGTAAACTAACTGTATTACATGGACATGAATTATTTGGTGGAAGTGGTGGAGTTAACCCAGCTAGGGGAACGTTTTTAAAAACTTTAGAGAATGTAGTTGTTGGACATTATCACAAAACATCAAGTAATACTGAAGCTTCAATGTATGGGGATGTATTCAGCGTTCACTCCGTTGGTTGTTTGTGTGGTAAAACTCCTTACTATATGCCAATAAATAAATGGAATACAGGATTTGCCTATTGCGAATTAGATATTAAAACAGGCAATTATACTTTTTACAATCTAAAAATTATTAACGGTAAAATATATTAAACCTAATTTTAACACAGCATTAAAACCTAATTTAAACACTAACTTATGACAGGATTAAGACACGCACTCAAAGAATACTTTATGGTTCATCAGATAGCTGGTAGCAACCCGATATTAGCATTCGATAACTTAAAACAACAGTATGTGGTTTTTTGGTACTTTAAAAAAAATACTATAATTAATCTTGGTTATGAAATAATATTATAGTATATTTGCAATAGTTATGGTTTGTGCGAACCTTTTAATAACTACTTATTTAGCCTATTGCTGGCGGAGCGCACACTCCAAAAGCATTAGGCTTTTTTAATTTAATTATGGCTAAACTAGGTTATACATGGTACCCAAAGGACTGGGGCAATTCAGATAGTGTTTTCGAATTATCTTTATGCGAACGTGGATTATATAGAGAATTTATTGATTTCGCAATGTTAAATGATAATAAAACTGAAATAAAAAAAGATGTTTGGCTTCGTAAATTTTCAGTTTCGATAAATGAATTAAATTTAATTTTAGATAAATTATTGCTGTTAAATCTTATTGAAATTAAAGAAAATATATTATTCATTCCAAGTTGCGAAAGTCGTTTAAACTTAGTACGTGGAGGTAGTATTGGAGGTAAAAAAAGTAAGCCTATACCGAAGCCTATAGTGAAGCCTATGCCGAAGCCTATAGCGAAGCAAAGAGAAATAGAAAGTGAAATAGAAAGAGAAATAGAAACTAAAATAGAAAATAAAGTAAATATAAATTCAATACAAAGTTATTTTAAAGAATTACCAACAT